TCTACCTCTACGGATTCGTCCAACAAAAGGAGCAAGTTGCTCCTCCGACAAATCCGAAGAAGCCTGTCAACAGCCGTCCGCTTACTCTGGCAAAGCGTGACATCGAAAAGGCTCTGGAGTTTAAGCGCAACAAATTCGGTCAATTCATCCTTAACCCCGAAAACATCGCAGGTGTTAAGGTCTGCGGCGATCTGATCGAATTGCACTAAACCCTCACGCTCAAACCAACCCGCTCCCGAAAGGGGGCGGGTTTTTTTTGTCCCAGACCAGACACAGACGGAGACGCACCTGCAACCCAGACCAAAAGAAAGCATGAATCTTATTTTCTTGTAGATCTCGATAACCTGTAAAAAAATCATTGCTTCCGTTCGTGCCTCGTATAATCTCTTCATCGTTATGAGCAAAAAACACTTCATCACCATCGCAAAAACCATCAACGACAACTTGGTTGAAACCTTGGATCGCCCAATCCGCGAATTCGAGCGTGTCGAAAAAGTTGCGCGTGACATTGCCGAAACCCTCAAGCAAACGAACGAAAGGTTCAACGAGGAAGAATTCCTCAAAGCTTGCGGAGTCTTGAAAACCAGATAACATACCATCTCATGGAAACAGACACACCAACACAACAAACCATCAAGGTCACCGTCAACCATCAGATCAGCTTGGATCGTATCTCCAATCTGCTTTGCTCTGCGTTTGAAGGTGGCAGCAACTACTGGTATGAGATCCAGAAGTTTGTCGAACCCAAGGCTATCACCTTCCGCACGGATGAAGATCAAGTCTACAAACATCTGGACTACCCTCTGAACGAAGGAGGAGCCGTAATCGTGGGTGACATCGAAGACGAAGACTCAGAACCCAAACGTCTCGACCTCGATGCCATCAAGAAGGGAATCCAAATCATGGCAGAGAAGTATCCTCGTCACATGAGCGATTTCCTGAACGACAACGACGATGCCGATACTGGAGACATCTTCCTCCAGTGCTGCCTGTTCGGGGAAGCCATCTACGGCTAACCAAGAGCCAAGTCTCGCACACAGCCCGATCATCGAAAGGTGGTCGGGCTTTTTCTTTCCCAACCCGTCACTCTCACCTGCAACCCAGAACAAAAGAAAGCATGAATCTTATTTTCTTGTAGAGTGTCCCCAACGGGAAAAAAGTTCTTCCCTTCCTGACCATTCCACATACACTCATCCTCGTTATGGGAACACGACTATATCCAATCACCAACGACCACAGCATCCTTGAGGCACTCGCTGAAGTGCCAAAGGGAACAATGGAGCGTCTCACGAAGATGCAAGCCAACCACAAGGAACTCCTCGATGCCGCCCGTTCGCGTGGCGAGGGTATCTACGATCTGGAGCACGAACTCTGGCGCGAGATCAACGACAACCCCGACATGGGACCAATGGACAACTTCCGCATCTTCGGGTGGGGCAAGCTCCGTGGCGATGTCTACGACCTCCTCGAAAACAACACCGACAAGTGGGAGGGCGAACTCTACAATGGCGTTTGCGAAGACCCCGAACTCTGTGCCCAAATGCTCTTGGCGCAAGGGGTGGTTACCACAGTCTCACCAAGCGATGTTGGCGGCTTGACTTGGGGCTAAACCAACCCAACTCACACGAACCCTCACGGAGAAATCCGTGGGGGTTTTTTCTTTCCCTGATCGAACCTCGAAGCAGATCCTGAACTTCGAGCATCAAAAGAATTGAAGAATCATATTTTCTTGTAGAGTGCGACCTCCTGAAAAAAACCGTTGACCTCCTGTGTGGTTTGGCTATGATGACCTCGTTATGAAAGCACACACCACACAAAGAAAGGCCAAGAAGCGTGACGCAACTCTCTGCATACGTCTGTCCGCTAAAGACAAGGCGAGGCTCAAGAGTATATCGGATGTATCCGAATGCTCGACATCTGACTTGGTTGTGAAAGCAATCCAAGACATGATGGACTCACTGGAAGGATTGTCCAAGAAGGGACACACGCATTGGAACTACCCGCACCAACTGCCCAAGCCCAAGCCAAGGCCGTTGGCATGGTTCTCTGACCTGTTCAGCAGGTAGCCTTCAACCACTCACAAGACCCATCGCTCGAAAGGGCGGTGGGTTTTTTTGTGCCTACACCACAGGACCACCTGCAACCCAGAACAAAAGAAAGAGTGAATCATATTTTCTTGTAAAGTATCCCCACCAGAAAAAAAACCATTGCACTCCATCCGTCTCTATCTATACTCATCATCGGTATGAAAAACCAACACATCACACCAAGCACATCAGTAGCTGATCTCATTCAGATGCTGGCAAACTCAGCCACCACTGGCGCAACCTGTGGCGGTCACACTAAGTCTCGAATGAACTGGTTGTTCTTCGAGGAATATAAGGAGGAACTCGAAAGCTGTGGAGGAGTTGTCCCCTCGATGGATGCCCTCTACAAGATCGGGGAATTCAACGGGAAGGGAGCATGGTAATGAGAGCCATCGAATTCAGATGCAAGGGTCACTACTTCCGTGTGGAAGAATCCTTCTGTGGTGATACCCCAAACAATAACGTCTGGGTATTGAACAGAGCAAAGACCAACTGGGATTGGAAGCTGCTCACCAACTACGACTACGATCATCTTGTTCGTAGACTCAAACGAGTAGGCATCGACTACTTCAAAGACTGATCATCTTCAACCTCCGATCACAACCCACTGCTGGCAACGGCAGTGGGTTTTCTTTTACCTCGATGTCATACGAATCAACTTCATTTCCAGAACACGTTTCAGGAAAATCGAGTTACAAGAAAACAAGTTTCATTCTAAGACCCCTTCTGCAAAAATATCCCTATGACAAACTTTGTGTCATAGGTGTCATAGGGGGCAATGCCCCCCTTATATAGGGGTAGGGGTATAGTATAAGGTTATACCTATAAGTTCTCTGGTATCTTATTTCCCTTGGAAAGATTTTCATGACACCATAAAGGTTGAAGGTTAGTATAGTGAAAACATTTCTTTTGTTGTTCAGGATCTTTCAGATCAAAAGAAGAACAAGGAATAATATGATCTATATGCCATCCATATATTCCATGATTATCCCATGTCATTCCTTCTTTGAATTGAGATTGGATATGATCTATAGCTTCTTGTTTAGAACACCCCAAAAGATTAATAGTGCTATTTGTTTTTCTGATATTTTTAATTTTGAATATATTTTTCATTCTACCTCTTAAATTAATCATAATTTTATATTGGGGATCATTACGATATCTCTCTACGTGTTTTTTATTTCTCCTTTCTATTACATCTGGTTTTAAATTGTATTTTTTATCCCATTTTGATTTTTTGAATTTTCCAATAGGAGATTGCAAATATGGTCTTGCATATGCATTTCTAGCACATTTTTTGCAGTATGATTTTTTATTGTAAAAAACCTTTTTACAATTTGAAGAATGAAAATCGTCCAAAGATTTTACTTCTAAACACAATCTACACCTTCTTTTATTTTCTTTTTGTAGTGTATGGAGTTCTTCTCTATATAATTTTTCTTTTTTATATTCTTCAAGTGTTCCTTTTATTTTTTGTTTGTGTTCTTTTTGACAAGGAATACATTTACCTCTTCTAGCTCCGTATTTGTCACATGTCTGGAAGTTATCTATAGGTAAGATTTTTTCACACGAACAACAGGTTTTTTCTTTTTTTGAAAGATCAGATGGGGTGTATTTTTTTATTATTTTATTATGAAATTTTTGTTTACATTTTTTATTACAATATTTTTGATTATAATAGTTTTTCTCAAAAATTTTTTCACACACAGGACAAACTAATATCGGCTTCTCAATTATCTCAAAAAAATCTAACTGTTCTATCATAAGTAATCTCCTTGTAGCTTATTGAGAATGGATCTCATTTCCATTTCTCCCATCTCTTTATGAAGATATAGGTTTATCTATTTTCATATTACATCAAGTTGTGTATTTTGTAAAGATGTTTGTATTCTAGGGCGAATCTTGAGGTATCATAGGTAATATTTTTTACCTTGGTTCCTTTGGTAATAAATTCGGCTTTTTGAAAATATTCTTCTTTAGGTATAAAACCGCATATCCATGCCAATGATAAGTCATTTTTAATTCTACTGAAGATATAGAAGTCTACCTCTCTGTTTTGTTGGTCTTCGTAAAGGGTTCCAATGTAATCAATATGGGGTTTGAAATTACACCCTTGGGATTTGGAATCGAATGTTTTTTGTTTGGGGCTTTTGAAATCGTATTTTACTTCATCACTGTAATCAAGTTTTTTGACTGTATGTTTGATAGCTACTTCTGCCAAATAGCCTGTTATACGAATTTTTTTCCAACTTTGTTCTGTTCTGTGGGTTCCGTATTTTCCGAAACGTTTTTCGAATATTTCGTTTCTTTCTTCTGCTTCTTTGATCATTTCTGGAGTTATGATTACTTCCAGAATATCGTCTCTGTCTTGGACTTTCATGACTACTAATCTAAAACAATTTTAGATGTTTGTCAATGACGATTAATATTTATTTGTTTTGATTGCTACTAGATCTTGGATGAATGTATTGTCAGGAAACATCTTCAAAAGAATGTTGGAAGCAGTTAGATTGATACCATCGATCAATAAATTTCTTTCTTGTTCTGTGAGTTGAATTAACAGTTTTTCTAGTTCTTGGTCGTTCATTTTTTAATTACAAGAGTAATTAAACGGAAGACTGCAAAAAGCAACCATAAAGAATATCCTTTTATAATCCCTGCTGGTTTTCTGGATTCTCCAAATATTGATTGCCATTTGCTTACGGCTTTACAGATTGGTGTTCCCAAAGTCATGATGACTTTTCCTGCAAGGTTGTCTTTCTTTTCCACGCCCATCAGATAAGCCATGTGTTTTGCCCAAGGAGTTGCAATGGCTTTGGCCCATTTGATACTGAGTTCTTTTTGGGCTTTGTTTCTTTTCTTTTTGTCTCTGATCCAGAACATGCATTGTGGACCTTTACCTTCCATCCAATCGACAACTGTTTTAGCCCATGCGATATAACCCCAATAAACTTCTGGATTTTCTTTGGAGAATTTCTTTCCAAATTTTTGATCTGCTTGGAATATTTTCTTGGAAAGAAGTCCAAGTTCGTAAAGTTTTGTACAGATGATTTTTCTTCCACCTCCTCCACGACTTGGCCTTCTATCGAAGAAGTTTCTTCCACCTCCTCCACCACCTCCACTCGCAGGAGCAGGAGCAGGAGGGCGATATGGAGGATCTGGAACCCAAGCAACACCAGCAACATATCTAGAAGAAGCTGTTGCTGTCGAATTGAATCCACCGTTTTGTCCTGTTTGTGGGTTATCGCCTGTATTATTAAAACCGTATCTTCTAGTTAATACAGTTCTTTCGAAAGTTGTTCTGTTGCGAAACATGCTCATAAAAAATAATGTGCTTTTTTATATTTAGTTTACTGTAAATATAAAATACAATTTTTAATTGTTGATATGAATTTTTCAGATTTCATGAACGACGATTTTGAAGGAGCAGGGTTTGTCTTTTTCACTCCAGAAAAAAAGATTCTCATGTTGCAAAAACACAACAAGAAATGGAGTTTGGTTGGAGGTCACAGAGAAAAAGGAGAAACTCCTTTACAAACAGCCAAAAGAGAAACAAAAGAAGAAATAGGTTTCTTACCAAAGGGAGAGATTATAGATTTCATCAAATACAAAAAAACCGAAACCAATACATGGTGTTATAGCTTTTTGATGAAAGTAAAAGAAAAGTTTCGTGTTTCATTATCCAATGAACACGTTGATTATAAATGGGTATCAATTGACAGCCTTGGAAACTATAAGATATCCAAGGCTGTCAATGATATGTTTCCGCTGTTGAAAAAACGCCTTTAATTAAAGGACGGAAGCTTCAGCAACAGGAGCAGACTCCGATTCCTGTTTTTCAGGAACCTCTATAACTTCAATGTGACTGAAGGTACGGCTACCTTGATGGACAACCGTTGGAATCAAGACAACATTGTATTTCTTGAGGGTTTCTTCGATTTCTGCTTTTGCTTTTGCGATGTTTTCGTTTTCCATATCACTTAAATTTACACTAAATTGTTTTGGAGTCAACTATTTATTTTAAAAATTTAGGTAAGTAGATTAAATGCAAGTTTCTAAAAAACAAATGATGAGTTTTAAATCGTATCTTTTGGAAAAAAAGAAAAGAAAGAAAAAATCTAAAAGTAAAAAAAGATCTCCTTTTGGGGTTCCTTATGGTGTTGGTTTTTATCACACGTTTCAATCTGAAACTAATGCAGGAGATGGTTCAGGAGTAAGTTAATATATGAGAAACAGAGACGCAGTATTATTGGAAAATTGTTATAATAAAGTAAAAGGAACTTTAGTCAAAGAACAATACGAAGATATGGAATTTACCAACACTGTTGATGTTCAATATATTGATAGTGACAGTCCTGAAGTTAAAAGTTTGGATATTAGCGCAAAAAATGATGCTGTTGGTTATGACAAAAAAACCGACGAAGTAAATGTAAAATTTAAAATTGAATTGGAATATAGAAGATACGGAATCAAAGGTATTATGGCTTACGGATTCAAACTGGAACCTTTTCAATTTGTTGTCATGGATGAAGAATTTGAAGAAAAAGTAATCAAAGAATTTCCTGAAACAGATTTATCAGAAGCCAAATATAGCAGAACTTCAAATGGAACCGATTTTTATCCTTCATCGATAACATTGTTTGTCGATAAAGATTTGAATATTATTCCTTCCAAGTGTGAAATAGATTTTTAATTTGACAATTTTTTCTTCCATAGTAAATTATGGATATGAAAATAATTTCCGAACTTTATCAAAAAATAAAAAACAAAGTCAAAAAATGTCCCATTCAATCCCAATCTGTTGAGGATGATTATTATAATGGATCAGTTAATGATATTGAAAATATTTTTTTGGAAATTAGAAACTTGGTCAACCCTAGTATCTCTCCCTGTAAAACAGGTTTTGTTCGTGACAGACTTAACTTTTTGATTTTTGAAGGTTTGCAGATTTTAAATTTTTACGATAACATGCCAGCTAGTACAAAAATCGATGAAGAAGAACTGGAAAAGTTCTTCAGCAAAAAAACCAAAACAAAAAAAGCAACAACCAAAAAATCCAATGGCAGGAAAAGGGGATAAACCAAGGAACTGTTTTTCGAATCAGTTCAAAAATAATTTTGATATGATCGATTGGTCCAAAAAGAAGACCAAAAAATCATCTAACAAAAAAGCTCTTAAAACTCTCAAGAGACAAACTTTTGTCTACTAGTTTTGCTTTGTAATCAAAAAGTTTTCCCAAGTATTCGGAATTTCTCAAGACTTTAAAGGCTAAGTTACCAACAGAGTATTCTCCTTCTCTTTGAAGTCCGTCCACTCTCATTTGTTTGATTTGGGCTTTAAGATTTTCCACATCTTCTAATGATCCTTTTTGTGTAACTACTTTGTCTATTTTTTGTTTGAACTTTTCTGCTTTCTTGATTACATCCAAATCTTTTACCGTTCTGGTTACTCTCGTTGGTTCTACTACCCATTTATCATTCAACAAATCATAAATTCCTTTTCCTTCCAAAACAGTTTCTTTGTCTTTTATATTGACTTCCACTTTATATCCTTTGATGAAGATATTATGTTCTTTGTTAAAAAGTTTCGATTTTAAATCTAAAAATTCTTGAATTGGTTCTTCACAAATTTTTTCTTTAATATCAACAATAATATGCAAATCTACATCGCTGGATGGTGTCCATTTATATGTTGCCAAAGAGCCTGTAAAATAAACATCTTTTATGTCAACCATAGGTGATAATTTTTTTGTTATAAAATCGGAAATTTCCAAAAGTTTCTTTTTGATTGATGGAATGACCTTTTTGTTTTTTGTCCAGATTAGTTCGTTTAAAGAATTCATTGATTAATTTGTAATATTGTGTATATTTATTTATATGGAAGAAATAAACAACGAAGAACAAAAAAAACAATTGGAAGAAGAAATTAAAGTAGAAATCCGAAAAATGCTTGCTGAAGCAGATTTTCTTAGAAAAAGTGGACAAACTGATACATCTGATACTAAATAATTGTAAATATAAATAATACCAACTCATGTTGTTTACAAAATATATCGCGTTCTCTACATTTGTTATCGGTTTTGCCAGTTTAGTTGTTGAAAAAGTAACCGATGGACAAGCTCTATGGTGGCCTTTTGTGCTTTTGAGTGGTAGTGTTTTGTTTGCTTTATTATTTTACCACTTCTTCATTTACTGTGCTTGCAGTGCCGCTGAACGTTTTAATCTTATAGAAAAAAAGAATGATTAAATTGGATGAGTATGTTGTTCTGGAGAACAACATTTTTTATTTTGACTTGGAAGAATACAATCAAGCAAATCCAGATTTGCCGATTGATGAAACGGATAGTATTCGTTTCCAATACGAAAACCAAAAATACTTTGGAAAAATTTCCAGCTATGGAAGTTTAAAAAATAAAATTTTTACAATTCAGGATATTAAAAAAATTGACAAGTAAGCGAATATGTTATACAATGTTTTTGTATGCTGAAATATACCGCTCTTAATTATGATGATGTTTATTTGATTCCAAAATATTCTGAACTGGAATCGAGAAAACTTGCTGACACTTCAATTCAATTGGGTAATCATAAATTCAAATTACCAGTTGTTCCATCAAACATGAAAACAGTAATTCATGCGGAATGGTGTAAATGGTTGAGCGACAACGGTTACTTTTATATGATGCACCGTTTTGATTCGGTGACAGTTCCTTTTGTAAAAAAAGCAAACGAAGAAGGTTATAAATTTGTCAGTATCAGTACAGGTGTAAACCAAGACTCCGAAGATGAACTCGTAGAAATTCACAAGAATGGTTGGAGATTAGATTACATTACGATTGATGTTGCTCATGGACATCATATCAAAGTTAAAAAAACGATTGATAAAATTCGTAATATTTTTCCAAATGTTTTTATTATTGCAGGAAACGTAACAACGCCAAGTGGTGTCCGTTATTTGGAGGATGCTGGAGCAGATGCTACTCGCATTGGCATTGGACCTGGCAAGGCTTGCACGACAAAATTCCAAACAGGCTTTCATGTTCCCATGTTTACTGCGCTCATTGAATGTGCAAAGTTTGCTAATAAACCAATGTTTGGTGATGGTGGAATCAATCATTATGGAGATATTGCCAAGGCATTAGTTGCTGGTGCAGATTGGGTTATGGCAGGATCTATGTTTGCTGCCTGTGATGATTCCCCTGCATTGGTTGTGAATGGTAGAAAAGTTTATTATGGTTCTGCTAGTGCTTACAACAAAGGACATGATAACCATATCGAAGGAACAATCTTGGATTTGGAACCTCATAAATCTTTGGAAGAAAGATTGCGTGAAATGACCCAAGCACTCCAAAGCTCTATCAGTTATGCGGGTGGAAAAGATTTGAGTTGTTTTAATCAAACTGAATATATTAGTATCAAATAATATAAGTATATGTGAATGGCATATACTCTCTCTAATGTTTTATCAACCGAACCTTTTAATTGTAATGTAGGTTATAACAATTCTTGGATTCAAGTAGACAACAATGCTAATAGAGATTTATTTGCACAAGCATCTTTCATTACTAACTTTGATGATTTTACGGTAGCACTTTCTGCTGGAAATGTTGATATCGGTGCAGTCGAAATCAAAGATTGGAATTCAAATTTAAGAGCCGATGTAACAACATCTGATGGATTAAATGCATTAAGAGTTTTATCCCAAGATTTAGAATCTTCTGTTGATGATATCACGATTGGTGATAAAGATGGAAATTTTGCAACAGTTTTTGCACCAACATCTTCTTTAAATGTTAAAGTTACAAATACCGTAACAAGTATAACAACACCAGAACCAACACAGCTTGATGCTTTTGGAAGATTGAGAACATCTTCTCCCATGACTTTATTTGATTCTTCACATCGTTATAGAGATAATAATTTATGGTCTACATTATCAGCAAATGGAGGTTCGGTTTCATTCAACGTATTACAGGGATTAATGGAATTAAATGTCACCAATACGTCAGGAGCAAGTGCAATAAGAGAAACAACAAAAGTGTTTTCCTATCAACCTGGCAAGTCATTGTTAGTCATGAACACCTTTGTCATGGCTCCTTCTACAAATAATTTAAGACAAAGAGTTGGGTATTTTGGACAAGATAATGGTATCTATTTTCAACTAGATGATGGTGTAATGAGTTTTGTTGAAAGAACATTAGTAAATGGTTCCCCTTATTCAGAAACAATAGTACCTGTATCAGCTTGGAATGGTGACAAATTAAACGGAACTGGACCTTCTGGATTTACTTTAGATATTACAAAAGCACAAATATTGTGGACAGATATTGAATGGTTGGGTGTTGGTACAGTTCGCTGTGGTTTTGTTATTGACGGTAAATTTGTCCATTGTCATTCATTTCACCATGCTAATCGATTGCCTTCAACTTATATTACAACCGCTTCGTTGCCTTTAAGATATGAAATTACAAATAAAAATGATACAACGGGTGGGTCAAAAACATTAAAACAAATTTGTTCCTCCGTAATTTCAGAGGGTGGATATTCATTAAATGGTCTTCAACAAGCTGTGGGTACATTAATTCAAACACCAAAAGTATTAACTTCTAAGGGTGTTTTTTATCCTGTTGTAACAATGAGGCTTAAAGCTGATAAACAAGATGCTATTGTTATCTTAACAGCATTATCTGTACTTGCCAAGTCTGCTGGTTATTATAATTGGAAAGTTATAGCAAGCGGGGTAACTTCTGGTGGAAGTGGAACATGGGTGAGTGCTGGAGATGATTCTGCTGTACAATATAAACTTGATGCAACAGCTATTACTGGTGGAAGAACTTTAGCAAGTGGGTACTTTACAACATCAAATCAAGGTTCTACACAAGTAGATATCTTAAAAGAAGCCCTATTCAAATTTCAACTTGAAAGAAATTCTTTAAACAATACTTTCTATGAATTGAGTTTGGTTGTAGCTTCTGATAGTGATACTGTAAATATCTTTGG